ATCCAGCCATTTACGATACATTTCTTCTGGAACTTTGATTAAATCAATTAAACGGATCACTTCTTTTATTTGCTCTTCATCGGCAAGCTCTTGGGCTATTGCGTCACGCTCAAGGATGGCTTTACCATAGCGTGTTGCTACTTCATTGTATGAGAAATCAAACGTATCAGAGTCTGGGAATGAGGCGATACGCGACTTTTTAATCAGGGCTACTCGATGCTTGCCACGCTTTTGAATTTCAAACACCAGGTCAAAAAGATAATCCAACTTCTTATAGCAATCAAATGTTTGCCCCAAAACCGCCATATTGTCACCATAGACCTGTTTTGCGTGACTGGTGATAATGACATTCATATCCAACCTTAAGAGCAGATTAATCAGGTGATTCACCTTCTTGTTAGCATCGGCATAATGGCGACCGAAATCAGTTCCGTTCTTTAGGGCTGATTTATCCAAAAGGTCATTGTATAGGGTTGTTAAAGGGTCAATTATCAGCGTCTTGAACTCATGTTTTTCGGTCAATAACGCTTTAACCTCTTTGACTACCTCATCAAAATCAGTTGTTTGAAATATAACACCACCCGCTTTTTGCAATAGCTTGGTGTACTGGTCGTTCTCCGCACCTTTCTCCGTATCAATCAGGTAGGGTCTTGGGAACTGAATTGCAGCTGTCGTTTTACCGACCCCGGCAGAACCGTAAAATAATGCTTTCAAACGCTTCTCAACTGCTTCTGGTTTTTTTGCTCTTAATGCCATGTGTAACTCCTGCTTGTTTATAGTTGCGCCTATTTAAAGGCTGAGATAAATCCGCTATGCGCACAACTCGTGCGCGGATGTGCGCATAAAATATTTATCTCTTTCGGAACAACCATAAATATCGTGCTTGTTTGAATGTAGTTCGTTCTTTAGCGGTTATGTAGTCCTTTATCATTAGTACTTCCTCCATTGAAAATCACCGTGATTTAAATCAAATTCAGCCCTATAGCCCGCTTCATTCATTTCAGCGTTATAGTATGTGTCACAACCTGTCACAATCAGTTCATCAAGTTGTTTTGCGTAGTAAGACAGTAGGTTTTTGCGTGTAGTTTGTGCGAATTTTTGTCTGGATTCTTCGTCATTATTCTTAAGCATGGATAGCATGTCACAAAGAAAATCGCTATTAATAGATTCATCAAGTCCATAGCATGCCCATTCAATTTCTCGGTCTATGGATTCTATGTAGAGTCGCACTAATTCGTCTTGCTCGTCATCTGCAAGCATATTGAGAGAAAGCTCGTAATGGTCTTGTCTGTAGACTCCCCTACTTGAGACAAGTTCTTGAATGTAATCTTCAAGAGTACGTTGGTGTGACAATGGTGTTACTCCTGTAACAAACCCTTCAAAGGGATCATCAATCCATGATGATTGCTTTTGCGCGTTAGAATACGCTAAACTTAATGCGTGCATTTATAAACTCCTGATAGATGTTTTATATTGTTCAGTGGGTGTATGGTTCCAGCCATTCACTCACAATATTATTTTACTGTCTGTGACTTTTTTGATATCTCTAAAACAATCATCCGTGCTTTATCTAACCCTTTTATTCTGTGTGTTAATTCTGGAAGCTCCGCTTCAAGTCTATATTGAGTGACATAACACCATTCAATTTCTGTCTCAATTGCTCTATATATTTCATTGATAACTTCTTTTTCTGTCATGGTTTCACTCTTGATTATTGTTCTTTTTTTCAATCTTTTTCATATAATTAGCAACACATCTAGTAACAATATCGGTCATAGACTCTTCTTGTTCCAGTGCGTGAAGCTTCAAAAACATCCACATGTCTTTAGGCATAACCATATTAAATGTTTTAGTGTCGCCTTTTATCTTCGCCATTTTAAAGCCCTTTAATAGTTATTTGTTGTTTTAAGTAAATATATAATAGATTTGTGATGCGCGCAAGCAAATAATTAAATATTATTATAAATACTTAATTTATTTTATAAAGTGTAATACACTAGGTTCATTGTTAAGGATTTTTTTCTTTATAAGAGAGGGATTCTAGGGCAAAATACAAACTACGACAGCAAGGGTTACTTCATGTTTGCTTGCTGCATTAACAGATTCTTAGAATGAATACGAGTCCGCCAAGATAAGTTATTCATTCAGTTACCACCGGGTGCCAAAGTATTGGCGAGCTACGGCTTAGTGCATCCAACATCCAAAGGAGCATTTTTATATGTTAATGCCACTTACTACGGTTACATCAACAAAGGAATTATAGCATGAGCGATCATAATAACAACACTTCATCTTACGAAAATCTAAATCCTGAATCAAAAACGCTTCGCGAAGGGACGCCCTTCACTCAGATAAGCAATCTTGTAATCAACAATATTAAGAACGGCGATGCGTTCCTTGTATGGTGCTACCTGTACTCTAAGTCATCCAATTGGAAAACTGTTAAGTCGAACATTAAGAATGTCTACGGATTTGGTGATGTGAAGATTAAAAAAATATTCTCCTATCTTAATCGTTCAAACCTAATTGAGTATGTGCAAGCAAAGAGTGCAAATGGAAAGTTTGCACATGTGCAAATACGCATTTCAAATGGGTCAAAATTCGATAAAACACAGGCGTGGCTTGAATCTGCACCGCACGTACAGAAATCCACACCACCGGGAAACCACACGAACGGAAATGACGAGCTACTAAATAAAGAGAATACGAAAGAAAGAAAAGAACATAATACTGAAAGTAATAGTGCAACTGGCGTTGCACAAGCCGACCCAAGCCATGGTTTTAATGAGTTCTGGAAAATATACCCCGTAAAGAAAAACCGGGTGCGAGCTAAGAAGATATGGGAAAAGAAGAAGTACAGTCCAATCGTAGTCATGATACTTGCAGATGTTATGAAGCGCAGCGAGCTTGATAGCCAATGGCATGACAAACAATACATTCCTCACCCTTCCACCTACCTAACCAATGAGCTATGGAATGACGAAGTAACCACACAAGAACCAGAAGCTAAGAAAGGTAACGGAAGTGATGCACTATCACGGGTAATCAATAAGCACTTGTACAAGGGGAATGTATATGACCACGACAGCGGTAATACAATTGACCCATTACGTTGATGCTTCACTGATTGCTAGGCTCTTTGCCCGATTTAGAGGAAGGTACGGTAATCTTTGGACTTCACGAGCCACTCACGATGAAGATTGGGAATTTATCATGGATGACTGGCTTATTGAATTAAGCAAGTTTTCTCTTGATACGGTTCGTGCAGCAGTAAATAAGACTTTGACCGAGTTTAAAGAATACCCGCCAACACTTGGACAGCTGGTTGATTTGTGCATGAAGGAATCAGGAGTACCAAGCGCACAAGAAGTTATTCGCTTGATGGTTGCTCGTGATTTTAGTCATCCACTGGTAAAAATGGTCTATGACAAGATTGGCTCATGGGCTCTCACCAATGGGAAATCAGAAGACATAGAACGTAAGGTCAAGGAGCATTACACCGCTGCACGGGCTGATTTTCATGTAGAACCAAAAAAGGCATGGGCGCAATTAGAAGACTTTCAAGCAAGACCAAAAGAGCTTCCAGCACCATCAAAGATTCCGAGCACCAGTGAGAGCAAGGCATTTCAGGAATGCATGAACAAGTGCCAAGAAATCCTTAAAAGCAAAAATATAGCGGGTGGTGGTAAGACTTACAAAGAGTTCGAAGCGAACAAGATTAAAAAAGGCCATAAGGACTATGACCATGCAGTTTTTGAAGAGTACAAAACTTATTTGATAAGCATTCCTGAAACTCAAACCATGATTTTACCGCCTGTTTATTTGATGGAGAGAAACAAGTTTTTAAACATGCGTGACCAAGCAGAACATTTAAAGAAATCAGGCTACATACCGCCTAACGAGCGTGATGTAGGTCAATCTTCGATAACCTCTGATAGAAGTGGGAACGGAAAACCCACCAGAGTTTATAAAAATTGGGCGAATGACTAATGAATAAAGGGCTATGGATAGCCAGAAAGAATTACTTATGCACTTTGATAAGAAAAGTATCTGATGGCCATGGCGGTGATGATATTGATTTCTTGCGACAACATTGCAGTGAGGTCATAGCCACACATCATGGAGAGAAGATAGAAGAGGCCATAGCTTGCTATGAGGAAATGGTCGATCAGTTACGCTATTATCCGGAGAGGAAAAAATGAGCGGTCTTTATGGAAAAAAAGCCGAAGAGTTCGTGGAATGGCTTGATAAGGCAAAGCATGTCTTATCAGGAGCCACAACGATTGATGAAGCTCGTAAAATATGGGAAAAACAACAAGAAGAGTTAAAAAATGCGCAAAAACAACAATAAAAAAGTATTCAATTTAGCAGACAGACAGGAAGTCATGGAGCTAATGAAGCAATTATACGGAAATGATGAGGTCAAGGATGACAGCAAGATTACCGATTCCAAGCGAGAATCAAGAGCAAAGAGCCCTTGTGAAGTGGTTGAGTTACCACCCAATTGTTCGTGAGTTCTTTTGCAAGAACAACAATGAAGGGAAGCGAACCGAAGCACAGGGTTGGAATTTGAAGTTAATGGGATTAAGACCAGGCGTGAGTGATTTATTTATTTACTATCCGACAACGACTTATCATGGCTTGTGGTTGGAAGTAAAGCGCAATAAAAAATACACCCCGTCTGAAAGAAAAACAGATACTTGGATTGCGCAAGAAAAGTTTTTAGAAACGGTTAAAAGCGTTGGATTTATGGGTGATTTCTGCTACGGTTGGATAGATGGTAAAAGAATTATTGAAGAGTATCTCCAGACATAATTTTTTTCATTATTAATTCCCTCCTTATTATTATTCACTCATGTCCTTATTTTTAACCCTCTCCGGAGGGTTTTGTTGCACTTTCAAATCATGTGCTAATATTTAATTAACACACCAACAAGGACGATGAATATGCCAAAGTTTAGTCAAGCCTCTTTTTCTAAGCTCAGTACGTGCCATCCTGATTTACAAGCTTTGTTCTATGAGGTAATCAAGAGCTTTGATTGCACTATATTGGAAGGATATCGAAACCAAGAAGACCAAGAGAAAGCGTTTGCTAACGGAAATACTCAACTTCACTGGCCTCATGGAAAGCACAATCACCAACCCTCAATGGCTGTAGATGTGGCTCCTTACCCGATAGATTTTGATAATGCCAAGCGCATGTACTGGTTTGCAGGATATGTAATGGGGATTGCTCAAAAGCTCAAGGATGAGGGGAAAATGACCCATGCAGTACGATTTGGTGGCGATTGGGATAGAGACTATCACATTGATGATGAACATTTCCGAGACCTTGTACACTTTGAACTCATAGAATGATTTTGGAGGTAGCCATGAACAAGCTACGAAAGAGCATTAAGAACAAACCTCATTTGGCACTATCTGTGCCTATGGGTTTGTGTTTTATAACCTTCATTACTAACTTTATCGCAGCACTCAAGGATGGTAATATTGACAGTACCGAACTTCATAGATTATTAGGATCAGCAGACGGATTTGAGACTGTTGTTTTAATTATTATTATGTTCGTATTGAAGGATAAAAAGAAGTAATATACATTTATTGAAATAATCATCACTAAAGGATTAGTGTTATGACAGCAAGGGATAATATTGCGCCTGTTGATGGCAGACCTACAAAATTCACACCCGCAAGGCGTTCACAAATCGTTGACGCTATATCACACCGCATTCCATACGAATATGCAGCCCTGGCTAATGGTATATCTGAGCAAACATTATACAATTGGTTAGACATCGCAAAATATCATTTAGCTCAAGGAATTGACTCTGATTACACACAGTTTTTAGAGGACATAAAGAGAGCAGAAATGACTCGTATCAGAGAACACAGCGATATGATTGCTGCAAAACCTGAACGATGGCAAGCTGATGCATGGCTTCTTGAACGCAGATGGCACAAGCATTATGGGCCTAATGCACAACTCAATGAACTCAATCACAAACTAGATAGACTAACAGATGGAGACACCAAGAATGGACAAGAAGCCAAAGAAGCCAGCCAAGAAGGTTGAAAATCCTTTTGCAAAGCATGAGAAGCATTTGCTTGAGAAACCAAAGGCTATGAAGATGGGTAAGAAGAAGGATTGTAAGTAGTAATGCTGATTAAATTAAAACAATTGATTTATAAATATGAACTCGTAAGAAGAGATTGTATTGATAAAGGAGAGTTTCACGAAGCAAAGATGGCGAAAGATATCATTGCCGACTTAAATAAGTTGGTTGAACTACAGGAGAAACAAAATGGGTGCTAAATATGTATCACCGAAACCAGACGGATATCTCTCAACACGCAATAATGTGTATCTTGACCGTGAACAAAAGCAGGAAGTTAGGACGTACAAAGAAGCTGGTGCTAGCCGTAATCTTCCTGCTCAAAGTAAAGCTAACTACGGTAAAAAAGGATATTGATAAATATTTGTAATTAAATGTTGATTTAATTAAATGTATATGCAATAATGTCCTCATTGAATCAGATGAGGATGTAGAAAATGAAATACGAAATAATAGAAGTGAGCAAGAAGGGTGTAGAGTCTGTGTTCTACACAGGAACAAGCGACAAGTTCCGTCCGGTGTCTTGGTTTGAAAGTATCGTGGATAACCGTAACAAGCTTTGCAATGACATTGGTTACAGCTACTACTTGAGAGAGGTGGCAGCATGAGCCCTATTAAATTCAGACAGTATTATGTTGCAAATGATTTGTTTAAGGCTAAAGTTAGTTACCACATGGATGGCCGGATTGACAAGCGTAAGTGTGTAACACTTTATGCTCGTGATTGGTGTAGAAACTTACGCCATTTGTTCCAGGATGGTTATATCAATGAATCAGACATCATGACGGATTATTTTGAACAAGGTCGTGTTGTGTTGTTTGAGGACAATATACATTATCCAGAAGCTAGGAAGGTTGCAGAAATGATAGCAGCCAAACGAGAGGCAAAGCGTGGCGCATGATGCGTCTTTAACTTTAAGGATTTAATATGTTATTGACAGTGGATGTCTTACAAAAACGCAGGGATGATTTATCAAATACTCTCACCGCGAGTAACGCTGAACTTGAAATGCTTCAAGAGCGTTCAAAACTAATCAAGAAAGAAATAGCAAACATCAAAGGCGCAATCATTGAGATTGACCATCTTATAGAAGCTTACGATTAAGGACTGATCATGGCTAAGTTAACATCTGCTAAACGCAAAGAAATCCCAAAGAAAGAGTTCGGTTTACCAGGCGAAAAGAAATATCCAATGCCTGATAAAGCCCACGCTGCGAATGCTAAGGCACGAGCTACTCAAATGGAGAACAAGGGCAAGCTGTCCGAATCAAGCAAATCAAAGATTGATGCTAAAGCTAACAAGATACTTGGGAAGAAGAAATGAAGACCCCTAAAAATGCCTTTCGTAAAATGTATGTTCCTGGTGGAGATACAGGACATTGGAACTCTAGGAACGCACGTAGGTTAGCAAAGAAGAATAAGGATGTTATTCATGGCTGTCATTCAGAACAAATGGGTAGAGAAGCAAAAGAAGAAGAAAGCACTAGAGACTGCTCCAGCATTTGAATCTAATCCGGGTGACTCGTGGCTTCCTGTTGATCCAAAGAAAAGTATAGTGCGACACAGTAAAGCGTCAAACTCTACAATGAGCAGAACCTTGCGCGGAGTGAGGAAATAGATGCAATGCCAATCATGCAACTATCCCGATTCTCATGTAGTGGACACGAAAAGGGATGAAAGAACAAACCAAATAATACGCCGAAGAGAGTGTATCAAATGCGGTGTGCGCTTCAATACCCAGGAACATCTACACGATAGAAGAAGCTACAAGACCCAACCTCCTAGGAGCATATTAGAGAAATGATTCTAACCGCTTCGGGTATTGCAAGGCGCATTGCAGAAATAGAACACCAACGCCAAAAAGGTGTCGAGCGTCAATTAACCATTAATGAATCAGGGATGATTATTCATGCTAAAGACCAAGATAAATTATATATTCCAACTGCGACTGGTAATATTGCTCACCTCGATGATAGCTTTGTTCGTGTCATCATGGGCCCTTATGGAAGCGGGAAAAGTACGTGGGCAATTACAGAAATCGTTAAGCGAGCTTGTGCTGTACCAGTGTGGCATGCTGGGCGCAGAAGAAGCCGATGGGGAATCGTTAGAAACACATCCGGAGAACTATCAACTACCACCCTAGCCACATGGCTTGCATGGTTTGAAGACTTAGGTGATGTGCGTAAACGCCAAAAACCTATCATGACTTATGAACACAGTTTTAATGATGGCCATGGAATAGTTGAATTAGAGCTTCTATTTATCGCATTAGACAGGCCAGAGGACGTGCGAAAGATTAAATCCTTGGAATTGACAGGGTGTTATATAAATGAGCTCTCAGAGGTTCCTAAGGCTGCTCTAGCGCATATGAAGGGTCGGGTTAATCGATATCCTTCAAAGGCATTCTGTAAAGAGCCGTACTGGTCTGGCATTATTGCCGATACTAACCCACCAGAGGATGATCATTGGATATTCAAAGACTTTGAAGAGAGTGCTTTTGAACACCATAGGTTATTCAAACAACCTCCTGGATTACTCAAAGATGATGACAACAAATGGGTACGAAACCCTAATGCAGATAATGCTTCTCACCTTCCTGACAATTACTACGAAATGTTGGCAGAAGGACAATCTCAAGAATTTATTAAGGTGTTTTGTCTTGGCGAGTATGGCTCTGTTGGCTTTGGTAAACGCGTTTATCCTGAGTTTAATCCAGATTTTCATGCAAGTGAGTCTCTTAATGCTATCCAAGGTGAGCAACTCATTCTTGGTTGGGATTTTGGCCTTACTCCTGCTTGTGTGGTTATCCAACTCTCTGCTCGTGGACAGCTTTTAATCCTGAAAGAATATGTGGGTGATGGCATGGGGATTAGAACCTTTGCGGATTCCATTGTGATTCCTTCGCTTGCAAAAGATTTTCCATATTGTAAAGTCGGGATGTCTATTGGCGATCCTGCTGGTAATGCTCGTGATGCAATAGTTGAGGAAATGTCCTGCATTGGTGAGCTTAATTCATTAAACATCCCAACGATAGGAGCAAGAACTAATGACATTGACCCACGACTTGGTTCTGTCCGGTACTTTCTTAATAAAATGGTTGATGGTAAACCTGGGCTTCTTCTTGACAGGCGTAATTGTCCTACATTGTTTAAGGGATTTGTTAAGGACTACATTTATGCACGGGTTGCTGTATCGGGTGAGGAACGCTATAAAGATAAGCCTAATAAAAATATGGCCAGTCACCCGATGGACGGCTTGGGTTATGCATGCCTTGAGATAGCCAGTGATAGAATAGCAGAAGACAAGATGGGTGAGCGCAAGCACGTTGATATGTTTAATCCAGTAATGAGGATATTTTGATGGAAACTGAAAAAGACTTTATTCAGAAGCTAGATGAAATTGAATGGGCAGCACCAGGAACTATCAATCAGGAAGATATTTTGCCTTATCAGTCATACAGTAGATTAGACTTGCTTTGTGGTTTTCCTTGGAAACCTGAATATGAAATAAGAATGGAGACAGATTAGTGAGTGAAACACGCTGTACTTATTGCAGGAAATACTGCAAATCAATCAATTCAAACCAAAAGTGTGCTGATTGTGAGAAAGAATTTAATTCGGTGGTGGCTCATGTAATCAAGAGGTATGGCGGTGTTTTGAAGAAGTTGGCCCAACGATGAATGTAAGAGAGATAATTAAACTCGGAATGGAGTCCTTGCCAATGAGTGACCTTAATGAAGAGACTTACCATAGCTTTTTACATGAGATAAAGAACATGGCTATCGACATGAATAATATAAAACAAAAGGGTGAAGAGTTGACCACTGATCAGCGAATTGACAGACTCGAAGAGCGCATGAATATTTTGCTGTTAGAAAATGCTAAGCTTAAGCTGATTTTGGAAGATATATGTCACGAAGTGAGTAAAGAACAAAACCTTAACCATAAGACACGGAGAAAGTCATGAGTATTCAATCAAACATCAACCTAGTCCTGAATTTTGCAGGAGAGGCCAACAATATTATCCCTAGGATGGGTAGACTATATTGTCCTACCAACACGCTCGCTCAAATTGCAGCTGCTGGATTCTTAGATAATTACTTACACACATCAAGTACAAGTTTACTGGCTACAGACTTTGTTATGGCCGTTGGATCAGATGGTCATCAAATTTATAAGCCAGTATTTACCAATGGCTCATGCCAATTAACTGTTTTACCATAAACCAAAACTTAAGGAGAAGTACCCATGTTACTACAGGAAGCACTAGGATTGTTGCAAGCTGGTGAAGTGTTATGTCGTGAAGTCTGGAAATTAGAAGACGGCTATCTTGCCATGATGAAGGGCATGCAACATGTGTGGAAGATTGTGTTACATCCAGCCCCTAATGCTGGTAATTACATATTCTCATTAGAAGATTTATTGGCATCTGATTGGAAGAAATTCGAATTACCAAAAGCTCCTATTGAAGAAGAAGCTCCAGTAGCAGCAGCTGCATAACTGTTAAAAGGTCGGGTTAATAGCCCGACTTCACACAATTAGAACGCCACTTTGACATGGAATTGTCGAAGTTGTAATTAACCCAAAGGATGGGGTAGAGCATGGAAATCATTGCTGAAGATGAGATATCGGTCGAAGATATCGATAGTATTAACGAAGAACTGGCACAAAAACTTGCGGATGCTGGTATTGATGAAGCAGAGGTTCTCAAAAAAGCTCGTGAAGACCTAGTTCTTTGGGATGGTTACTTTGGTGAGAACGTGGTGCGTGGCAAAGACGATATGAACTTTGTGCTACGTGACCAATGGTCTGCTGTTGAGCGTTCCGAGTTTAGCCGACTATTCAAGCCTGGAATGACATTCAATAAGCTATACGACACCACCAAGAAAGTAGTTGGCGAACAACGGAAGAACAAGCCAGACTTAATGGTACGATCCCTAACAGGCAAATCAACACAAAAGCAAATAGACCTCCGTGCAGATTTAGTGCGCACGATTTCATACCAATCACAAAACGATTTAGTTTATCAGACAGCATTTAAACAAGCCCTCATGATGGGTTATGGTGCATTTGAAATATGCCTGGAGTATGAAAGCCCCAAATCATTTAATCAAGTGGTACGATACGAAATCATACCTGATGTGACCAGAACATCCTTTGATCCAACAGCCATGAAGCCACATAAGGGTGATGGTAATTTTTGCGCAAGACAATATGTCTACACCAAAGAAGAATTTTATGCGACATACCCACATGTAATGAACCCTGTATCTTATTCAGACCCAAGGTCTTTGCTGGATTTCCAATGGGAAACTCGCGATACCATAGTGGTTTGTAAGTACTCTCGTAAAGAATGGTTCCCTGTAAAACTGTTTTTATTGTCGGATGGCCGAGCAGTAACAGAAGAACAATGGGATGAAATGCAAGAAGATATCCAAATGCAAGAGGATTTGGCTGATTCTTCACAAGTAGTTGGCGATATTATACGCAAGAATATTCCCAAAGTAGTTGGCGAACGAATGAGTAAAGACTACAAAATTCGTCAATATGTATTAACACAGAATCAGATTATTGAATTTACTGATTGGCCCTCTAAATACCTACCTCTTATATTTGTAGACGGTGATTCCAACTTTATTAACGGTCAACAATACACCCGCTCTTTTATTCATGAAGCCAAAGATGCGCAGAAGTTCGTGAACTATGTGGGATCTGAAATTGCAGCAGAGGTTAAAAACCGTAGGCGTGAGCAATGGATGGGAACCCCTGAAAACATCTTAGGCAATGAACAAATGTGGCGTAATCCAGAGCTACAAAGCGGTATTTTGATTGCCAAGCCAGACCCAAAAACAGGGGCAATGCCGCAAAAAATGCAGCCTTGGGAAATATCCCCTTCACTGCTCCAGCAATATCAACGTGGATGTCAAGACATACGAGAGATTTTAGGGTTCTCTGAAACTGAAAGCTTACAAGGTCGTGACATGTCTGGTAAAGCAAGGCGCGAGCGAAAACTTGAGGGGTCCATGTCTGCTTATGTGTGGTTTGATAATCTTAATCAAGCCATTGAACAAGGTGGACGCGTGGTTATGGACTTATTGCCAGTGATTGTTGGTGAACATGAGCGTCACATGGTGATTTCAAAGGCTGATGGACGTACCGAATCCATCACATTAAACAAACTGGTTGGTAGTTCAGAGGAAGGACATCCAGTGCGTGATAATGAGCTTGATGACAGTGATTATGATGTTGAAATTGATACAGGGCCAAGTTTTGCCGTACAAAAAGATATTGCTCTTGAGTTCTTCCAACAAACTATTGCTGCAAATCCTCAAACCTTCCCATTAATTGCTGATTTATGGGCTAAGAATTTGGATGTTCAGTACATGCCACAAATTGCAGCGCGGTTTAAGAGTTTAGTTCCTCCTCAAATCATTGCAGAGGAAGAGGGTAAGCCCTTACCGCCTCAACCTCCATCACCTCAAGAGCAAATGGCACAGCAGCAAATGATGCAGCAACAACAAATGCTTAAAATGAACGAGCAGAAAATGCACATTGAAGAGCAGCAATTGCTTGAACGTGCAGAAGAATTGAAGATTCGCAAAGAGAAACATCTTCTTGAGCAAGCAGAAATGATTCTAAAAGCCCAGGAAATGAGTTCAAAAATGGGCTTAGAGCAACAGCGAATTAAAATTGACCACGGCAAGTTATTGCTTGATGCAGACAAGGCTGAAAAAGACTTTAGTTCTAAGCTAACAGCGGTGCTTAGTGATATTCATAGGCACAATAACCCTCAAAAGAAGACGGAGTAAATTGTTCAAAAATCCTATATATGGGGTAGAAATTGACATATATCAGAGTAAAATTGTAACTAACGAGAGAAGGATCTCTCAGGGTTTCAGGCCAACCGTATGGTCTCGGGCATCAAGATGATGTCGAATGGAGTAAGAAAATCATGGACGAAGATCAAAACGCTTTAGCAGAACAAGTAAGTGGTGATGATGAAGATGTTGAGAATGGCGGTGTTGGCCCAGGTGACGCGGAAGAGCTCGGTGCGAGCCCTGATGAAGAGTCACAAGGAAATGCAGAACAGGATGACCCATACGGTGTAAAAAAGCGTTTGGGAATGCAGGCCAAGAAACACCAACGAGAAATGCGCCAAATGCAAGAGCATATGATGCGAATGCAAGCACAACTCGGTGGTGATAGCGCACAGCCACAATATCCGCAAAGTCACCAGAATGCCTATCCATCACCAGGGCAGCCATCAGGCCCAGGAATGACGGAAGAGGAAAAAATACAAAAAGCAGTACGCTTTGCGCTCGGAGCGAAGGAACACGAAGAGCAGCAAGCTAAGATTGCCGAAAGTCAAGCGCACGTTCATAAGAAGTACCAACGACTTAATGACGAGTTTGATAGGGCATCTGAAAAGTACGAAGATTTTGACGATGTGGTGAGAGGGGATGATATTCCTTTTACTCCACATGTGCGGGATGCACTGTTACTCGTCAAAAATCCTGCTGATGTAGCTTACAAGTTAGGCAAAAACCGTTCTGAACTCGAACGAATTTCCAAACTCCATCCAGTAGACCAGGCACAAGAAGTAATAGATTTGTCTCACGCGCTAAGAACAGGTGGCGATAAAAAGCCATCTGCTCCTAGCAAATCGAACCCATTGGGTACGGTTAGAGCAAATCCTGCTGGTTCTTCTCGTGCCGTTACGGACAAGACTCCGCCCTCTGAAATTAGAGCGCGGATGAAGGCTGGCACATGGAAGTAATTCAAGGGTCTTAAGGATAAGACCCGCTGAACCCTTGGATAACGCTATGTGCCATTTAAAGGATTAAATGGAGACCTAGCAAATGGCTAACCAATTTATTACAACCGACCTAGTGTCAAACACTGCGTTGGCAATGTTCGCTAATAACGCGCCTTTCGTGATGACTGCTTCACGTATTTATCAAGATGACTTTGTGTCCTCTGGTTATAAGATTGGCGATACGTTACAAGTTCGTAGACAAAACCATTTCATAGTTGGTGATGGCTCTGTTGCAACCCCGCAATCAATCATTGAAACGGTTGAAAGTATTGTTGTGGCTCACCAATACCATGCTTTGATTGCCTATACTATTCAAGATTTGTCTCTAAGAATCGAAGACTTCTCCAGACTGTTTATTGCTCCTGCTATTCAGGAAGTGATAACACAAATGGAAAAGGATATTGCTTCTGCTGCGGAACAAGAGCTTAACTTCTTCACAGGTACTGCTGGTGTTGCGATTAACTCGTTTACTACTGTAGATACTGCTGGTGCTAAATTGCTTGAGCAAGGTGTGAACATTGCATCTGATGCATACATGGCAATGACTGTACGTGACGGTTCTAGTTTGAAAGGTGCGTTGTTAAATAACTTCACTCCAGTATTCAACGAAGACATCGTTCGAAGCTCTGCGATTGGTCATTTGTCCTACTTTGACATATTCCAGTCTCAGAATATTAAACGCCATACTGCTGGTGCTGGCCCACGCTTGCATTCTGCTGATACGTTGCTTGTTAATGGTGCAGTAGCTTCTGGTAGCACAATCGTTATGGATGGTGCAACGATTAACATAGCCGATTACTTTGTGGTTGGTGATGTGATTTCAATCGCTGGTGTTGAATCAGTTAACCCTGTAGGTCGTGCATCTACTGGTCAAGATATGCAATGGGTTGTTACTGCAAATGCAAGCTCTGATGGTGCTGGTAACATCACTGTTCTAGTTAGCCCAACTATTATCTCCGACACATTGAATCCTAACCGTAACGTAAGCAACGCTGTTCCTAATGATGCAGCAGTTACTATGGTTGGAAGTCATAATGTGAACGTGGCTTACCCATCACGCGGTTTAGATATCGTTTGTCCTCCGCTTTATAAGTTGCAAGTCCCATATGCTTCTGTTGCGGTTGACCCTGAAACTGGATTATCACTTGCTGTTACTCAAACAGGTGACATTCTTGGTTATCAGAACTACATGCGTATTGACTTATTGTGTGGCTTTAAATGGCATCAACAATATGCTGTTCGTGTACTGTCTTAAGGAACTGACCGATGCTTACTTGCGTATATCACCCAATTGATGACTTTCGAGTCGTTGAGGACGATGAAGCAGATCGCCTGAAAGCATCGGGCGTCTGGTTTGATAGTCCAACGAAAGCAAGAGAATACCGCTTAAAAGTAGAAGATGAAATCAAGCAAGAATCTAAGGTTGAAGAACTTGAGGAAGAAAAACCAAAAGTTGTGCAATCAAAGGCCAAATTAAAGGGGAAATCCAATGAAAGATAACAAAATGGTTCAATCAAACAATGCGTTTGTTAAAGCCGAACAAGCAAAAATGAAAAAAAGAATGGGTGACCGTCCAGGTGCTCCTCCTGAAATGAAACATTTCAATGCATTTATGAGTAACGATGGCGAAAATGCCAAAGAATCTGCTCGTAAACTATGCAAAGGGTTGGATGATGCATTTCCATTGAAATAATGAATCGATAACGTCGACATATCAAATTAATGTGTCGACGTTTCGTGTTTTTTTAAATATGAGATGGCATTTTGTAGAATTTCGATTGAGTCTTTAGAGTTGCCGAGCATTGCATTGCAGTTATGACAAAGGAGAGCTCTAATTTTACCTGTTGAATGATTATGGTCTACGCTAAGTCGCTTAACCAGAACTGCATGCTCAGGAAATCGCTTTGATTTTCTGCCATTATGTGTTTCTGGATTGTTACAAATTGCACATAAGTCGTTTTGTAATAAAAGCATTGCCTCATAATTATCAGAGGTTAAATTGAATTTTTGCTTTAGATGAGAGTGCTTACGATTGTAAAGTAACTTAGCAGAATTGGTAGAAGCATATTTGCGATCTGTATTTTTTTTACATATGCGACAGTAATATTTTTCACCCATTTTTCTGATGTCAGATAATGGTAAAACACCGTGAATTTTACAAGTTTTATTTATTGAATTCATGTGATTATTATATGTGATTGTTGGCGATATTTAAAGCATTAAATAGACCTTCGACATAAGGAATTGTCATGACTCAAGTATTAAGGACAACAAATGAGCTAATCATTAACTCGCTTTACCTTCTAGGTGAATTAGGTGTAGGTGAAACTCCTGATTCCTTTATGCTTTCCTCTGGACTTGAACTCATTAATGAACTTCTCGATAAGTTCGCAGCAGATAGTATCTATATCCCCTATTTAACGGAATTATCTTTTAATATGGTTACAGGTCAAGGCACCTATACCATTTCAGATATGCTCCCTGCTGATGTCACGTCAAACCGAATTATTGATCTTTCATTTGCGAACTATACTGTTCCAAGTGCAGGACAAGGCATTATTTATCCATTGCAAATCATTAATAAAGCTCAGTATTACGGAGTAACGCGCTTACTTCCGTTAGAGACTAGACCAGGCTTTATCTTCCTAGATAAACAACCCTTAGAAAGCCTGGTCACCCTTTACCCACAACCCGATCAACCTTATCCATGCCTTTTAGGTGTGAAGTTGATGCTTAATAAGCTCATTGCCAATCAAAGTCTTGCTGAATTACCACCATTTTACTATGGATTCATGAAGTATTGTCTGGCACGAAAGTTTTTATCTTATTACCCATCAGGAAATTGGCCAGATACAGCCGAACAAGAGTATCAAGATTATTTTAGCACCATTAAAAATGCCAATGAGACTGACATTACGGTTAGACCATCGGCCATATTAAGCCGTCCAGAGCCGTTTTACTGGCAAAACATTTTGGCGTACTAACCGATGCGTAAAGACTATGACCTTGTTGGCAGTTACGATAACCAACGTGTTAGCACTATTAATGCTGAACGCACCGTCAATCTATTTGAATATATGGATCCGAACGGTAAGCGTCCTAAAGTGCTGTTGTCTACTGCTGGTTTGCGTAATGCTAATCTTAATTTCGGTGCTGAAACAGGTGGCTCAAGAGCTACGTTTGTTTTTGATAACGCAATATATCAAGTATATGGAGATTCCGTATTTCGAACTACAGGTTCAACGGGATTACTTTCTACCACCCTTATTGGAAATCTTACAACGACTGCTGGCTATGTTGGTATAGATGCCAATACCTATCAGGTTATTTTTGTTGATGGTCAGGAAGGCTGGATATGGGATATTAATGCCAATACTTTCGTACAGATTACTGATGCAGGATTTCCAGCAAATCCGATTGATGTTTGTTATTTAGATGGATTTTTCTTGGTTGCCAATGGAGATACGAATAATTTTCAACTCTCTCTTATTAACCAAGGTATGGTTTGGAGCGGTGGTACAGGCACATTTACGGCTGATGCAGCTACAGATATTCTTACACTTTCTATCAGCAATGTAAATTTTGCCACCGGCGTTCCAATTACTGTTTCAACAACTGGAACATTGCCAGCCCCATTGGTTGCAGGAACGACTTATTATGTTATCAGAGTTGGTTCATCCACTACCAACCCTGGAACTATTA